TCTCTTTGGCACCAGTTATGTTCAAAATACATCAGTTTATGCTTTTTAATTAGTATATTATTGAAGTCATCTACAAATTTTCGTTCAAATAAGACACTATTTCTAACAAAATTCTCATCAAAATATTCACTCATTATTTTACTCCCCCTTTCTAAATACACTCAAACCGCGATATCCGAGGGCAAGTTGAATTTTTGACCGATCATTTAATTGCTCTACATTATTAATATTTTTTTTATGATAATATATCTGTTTATCCACATCAGGTATATATATACCACTACTTCTATATTTCCCTGTATTCTCATTCAAATCAAAATTATCATATTTTTTCATATTAAATTCTTTTTTAGTCCCATCTTCTCGACAAATATAATATATACTTCTGTAGGCTCTATTGCCATAAAGCTCACTTTTACTACACGTTCTGATTGCCTTAAAAGCTTTTCCTATCCAATTGTCATCATTCCGTACATCTTCTGCACCTCTCTTACGGTCAAAAACAAGTCCCATTTCAAAGCAACACAGAGCATACAAATAATACATATTTCTATCTCGTGAATCTATATTATCTTCAGATTGTATTTTCCGTTTTTCACAATAACACTCACAAAAATCCAATATTTCTTTCCATTGTTCCTGGTTCATTTTAACTACTCCAGGATCCGAGTCTATATTGTGCATAAAATTCCCAAATACACTTTCATTAGTATATAGTATCCATTTTATTTTTACAATATCATACAAACAAGCCAGATTATTTTTTGCAATTTCCATATGGTTTTCGAAATATTCTATATATATATCCCGAATACCCTGTTTCTCATCTTCATTATACTCATCACTATTGTCAAGTCCTTTATTTTTTATATTTCTGTATGTCATATTGTTTTCAATCAATTTTTGTGTTGATTTAAGAATAAGACCATATGGCTTTTTATCCTCAATAAGCTTATCAAACCATTTATCTGCAATTTGATTATTACGAATTATATCAAGGAGCTTCATTCCAACAGTAAATACATAGTTTTCTCCTTCATCGTCAAAATTATCACTTTGTTGACTGTTCTCGTATGTATTAATAGCATAATTTTCTGAAATAATTTCTTCTATTTTTATACAAATTTCCGACATTATTTCAGCCATTTCCTCAAAATCTCCACTATGTTCTGCTCCTCTGTACTTCATTCCAAGTCCCCAAAGATAATAACTATTTGCATATGAATTATTTGGCTGTAGCTTGAGCATTTCAGATGAATGCTTCAAAAGCAAATTGCAATTTTCAACATATGATCTGTAACTGCCTCCTATATGCGGATATTCATCTTCAATTTCATTCGGTCTTGCACTGCCTCCATTCATAGAAAGCCCACAGTTTTTCTGGTATCTTAAAATATAAAGATATGCACAACAAATCTCGCCCATAATACTTATATCTTTAGGCTCAGAAGTTTCAAGAAGTTTCTCTCCTGTTTTTATATTTTTTACAAGAACAGAAATATATTGTCCTATATTTCCAGTTAAATCATTGTTGTTAGTTTCTGAGAAGTTATTATCCAGATAATCAATTTTATCATAATCTTTTTTAACTTCATTGTCTGTTGTATGTTTATAATATTCTCTTGAGAATATTATTTCCTGACACATAAGTCTTTTTTCTTTATATGTTTTATTTCGTTTATATAGGCTGTCTATTATTTTGTAGTAATATTCTATGTATGTACTAAGTTCAGTTCTGTGCGATTTTGATGATTTAGCAGCATTTATACTAATCGAACGTAAAAAATCATCTACAAATTTAATTTCCAATCCACCATCAACTTCTTCAGGCTGTACACTGTCAATCAGATTGCATATAATATTAATTTCCTGTTCTGCATTAATATTATTTGCTTCAAGCCATATACGAGCCTGTATCTCAGATCGTATGCCTACATACCACTCTCCATCATCATCAATAAACTGCTCAAAAAAAGGTATTTGTGCATCATCTAAATCAGTAAATCCTATTCTAGGAGCAGCTATGCGATGTGGAAGCATCTTTCTAAACTTCTGACAAACAGCACACAAATTAAGAAATTCGATTATATTATTTTTTTCAAGTTGTTCTTGGAATGTATTTAAAATCAATTTTGAAAAATCAACAGTCTCTGATTCGCTATTTTCAGTTATCTTCTTAAGATATTTTACTGCACTTTCTGCTTCAGATTTAACCCCTCCAAAAAGCGAATTACGTATACTGCTATCTTCATTAAACATCCAGTACATAGATGCAAGAAAATTTTCACCTCTATTTGCCAATGCTACCATATCCAAACTTTCATCTTTAGAAAATTTCGCATATTTGTTTAATTTTCTCTCAAGGTCATTAAGTTCTTTTACATTTCCTTCATTACTGAGTTTTTTTCCAATTTTATAGCTTTTGTATATAATTCTTGACAAATCACCATATATATTAATTTCTTCTATATTTTCTTTATATTCATTGCTCTTTATGTTATTTGGATCCTGATATAGAGTACATATTAATACAAATTTTTTTGCACCGTTTTTTAAAGTCTTAAACAAACTATCAATATTCGCTCTTTCATATCCTGACGTATCCAACACAATAAGACAAGGATTATTCCCCTTATTTTCTATTTCATTCAATAATTTCTTAAGAGAATCAACGAAGAACATATCTCCATGAGTATTAAAATTTGTTTTGCTTTTATTTATATATAAAACAGGATATTCATATGTTTTATATATCTCATACGCAATATATCCCGCAGTAAGAGTTTTTCCGCTGCCGCTACTTCCATATATACATATAGGTTTATTTATTTCCGTATTATCGTGTTTTTTCAACGCATTCTTTACGTGTTCTATTATTTCATGATCACATTCTCGCTCTATATAGAAATCCTTAGAATAACCGTACCATATCGGTGTTCTATAACTATCTCTTAAAAATTTATAAAAATATTTACTTATATTATATTTTTTTATTTTATCTACTTCTGCATAAACTAATTCATCATTAAGCAATATGGTATCAGTAGCATAATTCACTATCGTCTTATCAATACTTTTTAACTTGTCATCTATATAGAAATCTATGGAATCACTATATTCGTCAAATTCAGTATACTCATCATACTCATCATCAGGAATGTAATCAAACAAATCCTCAATCCTGCTATTCAATTTGATTATATTGATATTAGTATTTCTTTCTTCAAATTCCTTACAAAGCTGTTCAACAGTAAATTCGGTACTTTCATCAATACAAAAATCTTTTATTTCATCATATTGAAATAAAATAATCATTGCATTTTGTAGTTCTGGATTCGTACCATCAAGCATATTAATAAATTTTTTTAGTGCTATTTTGTCATAGCTATTTTGCTCTAATCCTTCGGACGTAACTCCAGCAATACAAAATAAGCTTATTGAATTGTTTGCGTTTTTTATAACATTAAAATATTTTTCTGTTGTTTTTGAATAATTACGCAAATCCTCATTAGAATTTTTTGCCCCTAAAGATATAACTGCTGGTTTTTTTTGTGTAAAAGAAAATAAAAATTTATCTGGATTGGTTACATAGTTAATACTTCTGTCTGCTTCTTCAACACAATCGCAAGTTTTTTCATCAACAAAAGCCATACAAGTCCATTTTGCATTTAATGTATTTTCTCCTTTATATGATGAATATTTAAAATCAGAACCTGCAAATAATATTCGTTGCTTGTATTTATAAAAAAGATTCACTAAATCTTCTCTGCTTTTAATCTCCATACTCAACCTCCTTTTAACATTAACAAATACTAAAATATTCTAACTAATTAAATGCGTATTTTTAATTTATGATAATTATACCATATTCACCGCATCATATCAATTTACAATTCCGACATTTTTCAACAAAAAAGCAGACAAAAAATAGCATTTAAACCATAGTCTAAGTGCTATATGCACAAAATGTATTCATCATATAATCCTAGTTTAAATGTTATTATATAAATATATCAATATCTCATGTAATCACACCATTGTCCGAAAATGCTATAGACATACTGAAAATAATCCAATAGCAAACATACATTTCTTTTAACATTGGTCTGCAAATGCCTTGAAATGCTCCGATTTGCCACGTTTTTTCAAGTTAAAATTATACAATACCAAGAATAGTAGTAGAAATGTAGTAAATTGGTTTTCTAAGGGTATGATTTGCCACGTTTTGCTCACATAAGGTTCTTCCTACCTCACTAATTATCCCGAATGCCGTGGCAGACAAATAGTATCTTTATCATAATTCAAGTGCCTCCTAAAATGCTAAGTTTTGCTCTGATTTGCCCCGATTTGCCGAGCATATCAGAGGGTTTATTTTGCCCCGAACTCTGTCACGAAAATCCGAAACGGGGCAAAATACGGCAAATTGATGCCGTGGGTAGTAGTAAAATCGTAGTAGGAATTGGGGTGGTTACTACTGAGGGGTTTTTCCACATGAGTAACTTAAATATATAATAATTAAATTAGATTTTCATGATAATTTAATTTTCTTTCAATTAACACATATTTTTTCCATGTAACAATCAAGAAATTCTTGCGTTACTCCATGTAAGTTTCTATGGGTACAAATGTAATATAATTCTTCTACCGATGAATAGGAAAAATACCGAGTGTCAAGCGACAGAAATTGAGGTCTATTTGCTTCTTCAACTACTTTTTCACGATCGTTATCAGGAGCCACAATAACATACCTTGTATTAAATGCAGGCATGGTATCTTGCAAACCTTTCATTCTTGTCAATCCCGATGTTACACCCGTTGTATGTTCAACTTCCATGACAGCAGGCATAAATCGGTGATTTTGAAACCATATACAATCAATAAATCTCGCCGATGGCTCTGCTCCTGGAAATGCTGAAATAATATTTTCAGTTCCTAAAGTAGGTATAATACCTGGTTGTTCAATCAACGGCTTGTCTTTGTAGATTATCCCTTTATCATTTTGTGCTATCCACGTTCTATAACCCAACTGCAAACCAATTAAATATAAAGCAATTTGAATCTGCGTATGCCTACGCACAGCATCTATCTTCATATCTCCTCCAACAACCATACTATCCGGCAATATCAAATTGTCATATGTTACAGATTTTAAAGGAATTTCAGAAATTGCCATATTAGGCACTTGCTTTTCTTTTAATATCCCTGGTTCATGAGGTTCATCTGGCAACCAAATTAAATGCTTGTGTCCGTGTTCTATCGACGAATGTCCATCAATGTCTTTTATTCTACCTGGATAGCAGTAATAAAACTCTGGTGTTAGTGCCATCAGTGTTTCAAGAACAGATCGTGTATTATAAGAACCACCTAAAATCCTATCAAGATTTATCGGCTCTCCTTGATTAACAGCATTTGCAACGCGCCATATCATCTCAGACGATATACTCTCTGTTCTTGCTCCTGTAAAGGTTTCTCCTTTGTTTGGATTCCAGCGTCTTATTTTGATAGGACCAGCTGGTAGTTTTACATTTTCAATATGAATAAGTCCCGGTGTACGAGAATTAACGTAGTTATAATTCGTATTTTGTGGCAATAAGCTAATCGCTCGAACAAGATTGTATGCTGTATATTTAACCATTACTCTAACACTCCTATCATAAAATCGTATATTGTTTTTGCAATACCACTGGACAGCATGAACGGAACACCATTACCTATAGTCTTAAATTTATCCGTTAACGACATTTTCGGCGGCAAGGAAAAATTTTTCGGTAAAGATTGTAGTGCAAGTGCTTCTGCTACTGTTAAACGCCTTGCCTTATATGGGTGCAAATGCACTTCGTTATTTCCATAAGCAACAGTAGGAGAATAACGCCAACGATGCAAACGCTTGTATGATTTTTTTGAATCATCCCCCTCCGCAACAGACAACATTTTTGTTATTCCTGAGCGTGGTACAAAACATTCTTTTCCATTCGGGTGGTTCTCTACATCATTTTTTTCAAACCAATATTGTACTGTCAACTCTCTTGGTATATCCGTTGGGCACTCCATGATACTATTTTCATTAAACTCCGCAGTTGTAGGCCATTTTATTTGTTTTAAATCTTTCAGTGAATACTTAATATATTTTTTCCACGGAAAATCTACAAGTGGATTTTCCGTACAATTTGGAAATAACTTTTTATTAACACCAAACAAAAGTATTCTATCACGGTTTTGTGGTGCCCCGAATTCTATTGCATTGGTCAATCTGTCTGTCATATAATATCCAGATTCAGAAAGCATAGTTTTTAATTCTTCATAAAATTCACGATGTTTTGCAGTTTTCCATAAACCCTTTACATTTTCAAAAAGAAAAAAATCAGGTTGTTGTGATATGATTAACTGTACATATGATAATGACAGTTTACCATTATCACCATACCTACCACGTTGTTTTCCTGCAACAGAAAAATCAGGACATGGCGGACCGCCGATGAATCCAACAAGATTATCACCTTGTCTTGCATCGGTAATATAATGAAGCAATTCTTCACTGCGTTTTTCTAAATATTCATTTATGTCAATATTACTATATCCGTATTTAGGAACCTTAAGTCCCATTTGTTTTCTTGAATATTTATAGGCATTTATGAAAGATGAAGAAAACTCATTGACAAGTTCGATGGAATATCCGTTTAACTCAAAACCTAAATCGAGAAAGCCACTACCTGAAAAGAAAGAGAAAATATTTAATTTATTCATTTTTTTGTCCCTCGTTCTCTTTGTTTATTTCTACAATATCATCAATCCCACAATCAAGAAATGTGCATATTTTTGCAAGCGTTTCCATCGAAACAGGTTCATCTCTTCCCATTTTTGCAAGCATATTCGTTGTAAATCCAGCTTGCTTTCTCATTTCAGATTTTGTTATTTTTCGGTCTATTAGTATTTTCCATAGCTTATTATAGCTGTATTTCATAGAAATAGTCCTCCTCTATCAACTCTAAATACCCGATAATATTATATCACGACAATTATCAAAAGTCAATATTATATTGAATTTCTTAATATTAAGTCTAATTTTTATACGAAATAGAATAGAGGTTTTTTTAATCATTCGCATACCCTTCATTCTCTTTAGTCAACTTACCCGTCATACCAAAAAACAGCACCCAAGCCATAGCCTGAGTGCTGTCTGTGCAGCGTATATTAATCATACCGCTCGAAACATCTTCTGTGTTACCGCTTTCTTTCCGGAGGTTTTATCAAGCTCCTCCCTTGCATTCTCCAAGTCCTCCATACGCTTAAGTTCATCTGTTGCATCTTCAAGTCCGAGATGCGTATAGGTGTTGAGTGTAACTCCTATTTCGGAATGTCCCATAAGGTACTGCAGTGTTTTTGGATTCATTCCCGATTTCGCCATATTCGAGCAATATGTATGTCTGCAAATATGCGGTGTTATATTCGGCATTTGTATTCGATAAATGTCATTGTATCTTTTTACCATGTGATTAAATCGATGTTCCCAATGCATTGCCACCAGTGGATTTCCGTCTTTGTCATAGAACAGAAATCCGGCATATCCATCAATGAATTTTTCTCTTTGCGGCGGTTCTCTGTCCTCTATTATTGCCCTAAAGCACCTTGCCACGTCCTCAGTAATCGGAAGTTTTCTTGTTCCCGCGTTTGTTTTGGTTGATTCAATTACATATCGCATATCCGAGGTTCTTTGCAACTGATGGTCAATATTGACAATTCGTTTCTTTAAATCAATATCTCTAAGTGTAAGTCCGCAAAATTCAGATATTCTCATACCCGTATGGAATAGGATATAAACCACCTCGTAATACTTACAATAGCAGTTATCATCATGCACAAATTTCAAAAACTGCCGCATTTGCTCTCTTGTTATTGCAGTTCGTGTATGTGAATCATTCACCACAACTCCGGCAAGCTGAAATTCAAATGGATTCTTATTTAAAATATCATCATCAACAGCCATCTGAAATGCAGGTCTAAGAACTCCGCGTACCGACTTGACCGTACTGTAACCTTTGCCGTCACTCTGCATTTTAATAAGGAAAAGTTTTGCATCCGATGTTTTAACGTCTGCTATTTTCGCCTCACTAAATTCCTCTTTTTTCAAGATATTCTTCACAAAGTTATAGTTTGCAACTGTACTGTGTTTCGCCCCTGTTTTTGTGGAGAGGTATCGCTCTACAAGTTCGTTCACTGTTATATTTTTTTTCATCGGATCTAACTGTGATTCCAAATCGTATCCTATCTGCTTTTCAAGTTCCCTCAGTGAAAGACACGGTTTCTTTCCTGCTGGTAATTTGTCCGTAGGCTCAAGTTTCCAACTGTACACAAAATGCGGTTTGCCTGCTATATGATACTTAAACTGATATTTTCCGTCTGCTCTCATTGACTCACCCGCTCTCAAAACTCTATGTTTTGAATCACGTCTTATTCTTCCTCTGATTCCCATTATCTGCACCTCCTAAGTTCCGGATGTTTTAAGATATACTTCTCAAATGCCGTTCTGATAATCAATCTTCGACTGCCATAGAAAACGATAAAATCATGAACCGTTTTTTCTCTGATAAGAGAATGAAACTTTCTTTGACTGAGGTTGAAATATTCAATCGTTTCTGACAGATTTAATAAATCCTTTTTCTCTGCTGTTGCTCTCTGCATAAAATTTCTTCCTTTCTGTTCTTTAATTTTTACTTTTAGTTTGATTATAAGCTTTATTAAGCTTGCATTATATATCACTCTAAAAGCTCATAAAGTCAACTACTTACGGCAAATAAAATAAATTTATATCGTAGAAATTCGGCAGAGATGTTCCTCAAATTTAGGACGTATTATTAAATATCTGTTGCCGCTGTAAATAGAGAATACTCCGATATTATCTTCCGCCAGTCTGCGGATTTTTTTGACTCCGATATTGAAATATATACTTGCTTCTCTTATGGTAAGCATATATTTTTCTCCGAGTGTTATAGGTACATTTTTCTCTTCATTCATTGCAATCACCTCTGTTATTTATATATTGTGGTTCTCAAATAATAAAAATAATGCCCGTTAAGAAAATCAATCTCTAACGGGCATAAACTCAACTATTCACTTTTACCGTCCCATCTGTTTTCATATACTCCTGCTCTGTCATTTATAACAAAAACTCTCAGAAGTTCATCAGTCAAGCCCAGACAGCCGTTTTCATCACCTTTAAGAAATCCCTTATCCATCATTTTCTGAACAGTAGGTTTTGCCCATTCAGGCATATTGTCATCAACATAATTGTAAATCATTTTACTGTTCAGTTTATTTACATCAGCCTGTAATTTTGCTATTTCTGCTTTCAACTCCGTATATTCCTTACTCATAATTTCTTCCTCGCTTTCTGCCGTTTCATAATCCGGTCTGCAGAACTTCGTCCCCGCAAGATTGCTGATATAATATCCTTTTCTGCAGACACCGCCGCCGTTTGCAACAACCGCACTTCCGGCTGACGTATTTCCCTCAACAGTAGTGAAATAATCACCGTCCACGCCGGTTACAATTCCCGTATGCGTAAATACCCCATTATGATTAAATATAACAATATCGCCCCTTTTCGGATTTGCGTACAATTTAAAAAGTCCCGACATTGTCGGACAATATACATACGGATAATGCTTCAATAATTGATGTGCCTTATCCACTTCGAAAACCTTGGTAAAGCACCATGTAACAAACACCGCACACCACGGCTGTCCTTGATATTCGTTTTTTATATCACGCCAATACTTAGTATAATTGTTCATACCGGCATTCGCTGTTTTATCATCAAGCTGTGAATTACTTGACTTTTCCAAATAGCCGACCTCATTATCGGCTGTCTGAATCAATTTATCTATTGCAGTCATCTCTTACTCCTTGTCACTGTTAGGTGTATCGTATGTCAATGCACGTTTGCTGTCTGTAAATCCTGTTGTTGTAGGGTCTGTAATTGCGTTATATACACTGACAATTACAAGGCTCAAAATATACGGGCTTGAAACCGCCTTTACAAGCACTTCCCCCAATACCGACCACGAGCTCAAATCCTCGGCTGTAAGTCCGAGATATGCCAGTATCGGCATAATTACAGACAGCAATATCTGCACCCAAAACATAGGATTTTTCATTCGCACTTTCCAGTTAATCATTTTACATATCCCCCTTCAGTTCATCAATTTGGTGCTGCTGAGATTTAAGTGTATTTTCCGCAATAGCCACTCGCTCAACAACACTGTTGTGTTTTTCTACTTTGCGTTCAAGCTGTTCAATTCTGTACAGTGTCTTATTGTTTGAAACAATACCTGCAATAATAGAACCGCCGAGTGTTCCTACAAGCGACAAAATCGCCACAACAACCGTACTTTCCATAGTCAGTACCCCCTTATCAGTTATTTTCTAATTTTTCTACTCTTTCGAGCAGGTCTTTTATTGCATTAAATATATCACTCCTTCCTATACAAAACGGCTTTCCGTCTATATAGATATATTCCGCTATATCTCCGTCTTCTGCCACTATATATACGGTTCTTTCGTCATCGCTTTCATTTCCCGATTTTGATGTTATGCTTATATTGTCAATCCCCATTTCAACGCTATTTACATACGAATAAATCTCAAGTCCCGTAACCTCACTTGCGGACTTATCATAAAAATCAATCTCACCGCTTAATTTGGCTGATTCATTATTGTTTGTAATACAATATGATACAGTTTTTGACTCGTAGTTGACTTCTATTCGGCTATGAACCCAACAGTTAAAAAAGTTGTCTTTCCACGTCAAGTCACTGTTTATGTAATAATACTTTCCGTCTTTTGTGCCTTGCGAAAAAACAACTCCCGTACTGTCATACGAACCTCTGCTTGATTCTCCCGGACGCTGTGCCAAATCAGACAGTCCTATATACCAGCGGTCGGTATTTATTTTCGTATCAAACTCAATTATCAGTTCTTTTGCATTAGCCGTATATTTTGAAAAGTCAAGATAAGCAAAAGCATACATATTCGCAGCATTTGAACCGGTTACAATTTTTTGATACTTGTTGCCGTCATTTTCTTCCGCAACGGATACAGTACATCTATTTATAGCATTGAATTTTGAAACACCGTCTGAAAAACCAAATTCAACAGACATTGACGGCAGTACGCCTACAACTTTTTTCTTCAGATACCCTTCTGTTTCAAGCATAGCCACATCAGCCTTACCGTTCCAATTTTGCTTGTCACCGGCAGTAACGTGAGTTTCATCACTGCCGATATGGTTATTAACTATATCCTCAAGTGCGTCTAAATCTTCGCCTTTTGCCAAACGTATATCTTCCGGCATATTTTATCACCCCACGCTATTCCTTTACAAAATGATCTTTAGGATTATAATAAATATAATTGTTATCCGTACTCCAATCATTCCAAGAAAGCTTACTCACAATGCCGCTGCTGATACTCCACAAGTATCTATGGCGTCCATATACCGTTCCGTCCGGATAGATTACAGCCTGAACATTATATATTTCACTTTCGTCACCGGATTCGGCTGCCCACGACACTAAAAATACGGGTGCATTCGATTTATTCGGCAGTTGAGCGTTATTTCCTACCTGCACTATATCAGTCTTATATGTACCGTTTTGATACTGACTGTATGTAATTCCGAAACTGTCAATATTACTGCAAGTGCTGATATTATCTTTATCAAACAACAGCATAGCATAAGTGCTGTCCAATGTTGAAGATACCAGTTCGGAGATTTTTTTGTCCACTGCCTGCACCAAGTTCTGTACAAATGAGGTTGTTGCTATTCTCGTTGAAATATCAGATGACGGCGGAGTCGGTGATTTCGGTGTACCCATGAAAATCGGTGAATTTTTGTCCGCTTTGCCTGACAATGCCGTCTGTATGCCTTGTATCAGTCCCTGCACAAAAGCCGTAGTGGCAATCTGCGTAGAATTTGTACTACTTGACGCAGTCGGTGCGGTTGGTGCACCCGTAAAACTCGGTGAATTTTTATCTGCCTTAGCAGACTCCAATGTTTTAATAAGTGCGTCGATATTTGTAAAATTCTCATTGAGCACCTCTACATCAATAGTGTCGGACGGTGCCGGCAGTTTAAAATTATGATTTGATGTGTATTTCATTTTCATGCCTCCTTATAATAAATGTGCATATGGCTTATTATCTTTAAATACCACATATGCGTTCGCTCCGTTTTCTCTTAAATATACCTCATTGTTTTCTACATACAGCCACGTTCTGCCGTCATAATCTTTAACACCTCCCCATGTAAATATTTTTGCATTGCCCCATGTCCCGAGTTTTTTCTGTACTTCGCTCCAAGTATTGCTTTGAAACTCGTAATTCACTTGAAGATGTGCGGGCTTAACCTCATCCACCGCTGATTTTATTTGTTCAAAATTATACGGCACTCCTTTACGTCCGCTGAATTTAACAGCTACTGTATAATTTTTATAATCCTCGGTTATTATACAGCCTGTCCTGTCATACATTAAAATAAGCTGTTCAAGTTCCGATTTTGTCAGAAGATTATTTCCTTGCAGTCTTGCAATTACTCTTGCTCTCTTAGTTTCATTATCTGCCGTAATTTCAGACAGCCCCACGTCTTTTTCATGCAGCAGAAAACTATCTGTGGTAGTAATAAACAAACGCTTATCTTCATCAGAAATATCTTCCGAAACTTTATCAAGTATTGTTTGAACGACATTGTAAAAGTCCTTTACCGTTTTTGATTTGCTATAATAATTCGGGAGTCTGTCAATCATTTCAACACCACGCTTTCAAGCACCGGTACCGCTCCGTCTGCTATCTTGATATTTTCTGTTCCGTTGTTGACCTTTAAATCCGTATAATCCTCAACACCCGATATTGATAATATAAGACTGCCGATTTTGGCATACGATATATATTCCTTTTTTATTGCCTCTCCCGACAAATAGTCTTTTAATACATTTTCAACTGTTGTCTGTATATCTGATGTATTATCAGCTGTCAGCCTAACTGATATATTTATCATAACAGGTGACGCACTGACCACTGTAACTTCTGCACCGATTGGTCTGTTTTCCTCAATGTGCTCTTTCACTTTTGAAATAAGTTCACTGTCTGCGGGACGGTTATCAGCATCTACAATTACTATTTTTACTGTCCCCGCTCCGTTCCAAAGCGGTATTACTTTTACATCTCCTACTCCGCTTACTTCTTTTGCCCATTCAATATAATGATATTTATTTCCGCTGACATTCGGACGTGACACTTTTTCAAGGTATCGTTCCAATAAGTCTGCATCACTCTCCGCATCATAACCTCCTGTAAAATCCGTTATATTCTGAACGGCTGTAATGCCGGGAAGCGTTATAGGGAATCGATTTATATCTCCTTTCTTCACATTGCCTGCACTTCCCGAAACAGTGCAAGTCGCACCGACTTCAACAGAACCGTTTTCAGCAATGCTCACTGTTTCATTTACTTCAAACAGGACATTATCCGCCGCAACCTTTGCACCTTTCAAAATCACTTCACCTCGTTTTCCGCTGATTAGCAGTGTACCTTTTGAATAAGTGGCTGATTTACGAACTATATTCTGCTCGGCTGTCTTGCGGTCAAGGTATTCTCCCTCTGCCGTCACGGCAAATGTGTTTTCTGACAGTCTGCTTATCCTTTTCTGCAACAGATATATTTGTTCTGCCACAGGATAAAGAAGGTCATAAAAAAACGAGCCGACCGAAATATCATATTCTTCCGGCACGCTCGACAGCATATATTCAATTATTTCATCAAGTGTCATATGGTGTACACCTCCGCACTTTCTCCGTAAGCTGTGTTCAATGTGAAAGATATTTTAAGTGTCGCTCCGACTTTCTCCGCAGAAAAACCGCTCATACTATAAATATCCTCATTCCGCAAAAGTGCTGTTTCTATTTCTCTGCGAAGTTCCGATTCTGCAAAATCAAAGTTATATGATTTTCCTATTACCAAATCTTCAATATTTGCACCGTATTGTTTGTCTTTGTATATGGAGTATATGTAAAGCTGTGTCCGCATACATTTTTGTATCCATAGCTTAAGAGCATTAATGTCCGATAAAATAACGGGATTGCCGTCTTTTATAACAAATTCACCGTTACCGAAATCAAAATCAAATGTCTTTTTCATTATTCGGTTACTCCTATCACAACAAACTTGTTGTCGTTGTCATACGGCAACAAAACCACTTCTTTTCCAAGATATTTGTATTCCGTATGATTGTCCCTCTCTTGTGTTTCATAAATATCAAAGACCGATTTTATATCACTGTCATCAAGTAAAATATTGTTTCCAAGCTGTATTACAAGTTTCGGCAGAGATATAATTCTGCCGAACATCGGTGTATATGACGACGGATTGTCTCTTTCTTTTATGTGCCTCGCTAAATCCGTAACTCCACTCATATCCTTGTTCCTTTCCACGAAAAAAAGCGACTACCTAAGTAATCGCTTTATATTTTAATCTTCTTTTTCAGTTTCTTTAATTAGGTCTTCTGCTTTTTTGCATCCGCCTTCTACCCATTCTTCAAATTCAGTCTGTACTCGCACAGACTGATTAGTTTGTTCTTCCACCGTTTACACCTACTTTACTCGTTATGAAGAGTATTATACCACAACACATACTTTAAATCAACTGTTCATTCAAGTTTACTCAACTCCAGTTTATCAAAATGCCAGCCGTCTTTATAACTGTGACTTGTGCTTTCGATTGCATACTTTACACCATCTACCGATATAACTTCTCCGGCTCTGGTATAGCTGTCATATTTCTCTACTATTTCAAACGAAAAAGTTTCATTCACCTTTGCATTTTCGTTAAGTTCACGTTTTGCAACTGTATCGGCATTTTCTTTTTCAGTATCTATCTTAACTATTTTCTGCAAAAAGCCATATTTATCAATAAGATTACGATTCTGCAGCACCATCAATTCCTTATACACATTATCCTTTTCAGATGTAATTTTAATAGAGTTGTACATATCCTCAATAGATGTGCTATGGCTTACATTGCCTCTATAATCAATCGAATATCCCTGTCTCACATTACTCGCCACCTGAAATTCGGGATAAGCTGTCAAATCTCCGATTTTGTATATTCTCAATCCTTCCGGCACAAAATCAAAGTTATAATTCCCGCCGCACTTTTCAAGAATATCTTTGAGTATATCCGATACCGTTTTATCAAAATATATCTGCTTTATATTTGCAGTCAATTCCGGCAGCATTACAATAGATATAGACAAGTCATTACAGATTTCTTTGATTGCATTTGCTGCCGAAATATTTTTAAACTGATATGTCTGACTTGTTTTATTAAGATACCATCCAAGGTCAGCAATAGTATACTTATTACTGTTCTTGTCACCGTCATCTGCCTTAGTTATTACTCCACGAAAAATCTCTGCATTGGTTACCATTCGGATAATATCGCCGACTTGCGGTGTGTACATCAAATCTTTCAGGTATGTTGCGTCACTTTTCGCTATATCAAAAGACATTATAGTTGCAAGTTCATATATACTGTTTTTCCACGACAGATTTCCTATCATTTCGGTTATATCGGTATCATTTGCATACATTCTCAGTTCATCAGTCGGCGTAATAGGAGTAAGGTTCTGCATTGCAGGATGAATGTTTTCCTTAACTCTGTTATTCCATACAGCCGTAGGTTCTTTTTCTCCGCCGTATGAATTTTCCGAATACATATAGCTTTCCATACTTCCGGAAGATGATGTTCCGTTTGACTTATCGGAGTATTCCGGATTAAACACATAATCATAATTACCGCCTGCAAAGCTCCATGTATGACTTCCCACAGTTCTGCAGTTGCTTGTCCCTCCTGTATTACCTTCAACAGTAGTAAAACTGTTACCGCTTACGGAAACAATTATTCCGGTATGTCCCTCACGCAGAAATATATCTCCTGCGTGAGGTGTATATGTACCATTTGTAACTTGATGTTTCGAATGAAGTCTGCCGTTTCTTCGTGCCCAATCAATACAGTTAGGGCAGTATGAGTAATTAGGAACTATACTTGTCGGAACACCGCACTGTCTTACAACATAGCTTACAAACGCCGCACACCACCAAAAGTTATATCCTATATTTTCAACATTGTCGGAATACCAATGAGTATATTTATTGTTATTTCCGCACTTGCCCCCTATTTCCTGCATTTCTTTTCTTGCACGTTCCGCGACATCAAATCCCGATGACATTATTCAAGCAGCCCCAATCTATCCAACCACACAATTACACGCAAATCATCATATTTTAAATTCCATCCTTCGTCCGTTCCGCTGAGTACACCCTTGTCAACAGCCTTTTGAACACTCTTTCGTGCCCATTCCGGCATATTTTCATCAATATAGTTATATATCATTGGATTTGC